AGTTGGCGATTTGTTTGAACGTAGCTCTGAGAGTTGAGTCTACATTCCCGCCGATCTCGATTGACGCCTTGAATTTTCTTTGTTCTGCCACTCCTTCTCCTGTTTCGTCTGTAGTTTATGCGCTGAATTCAGCCAATAGACTAACTCTGGTATAGGCTGTTCTTCCCAGAAACTTATGCTGCCGTAGTTATCGGCTAACGATAGGATAGCTTCAGTAAGTCTCTCTAATATTAGAGACCAATCTATTACGCCGTACGGTCCGTATCGGACAATCCGATCTTGATAAAAAATTTTCCAATCTCCCTATCGATAAGAATTGAGTCTGGTCCACTGAGCTTCTCATTAAGCTCGTGAAAGACGAGCTTATTCATTTTTGCAACCAACATTAGACCGGTGTCACCCTCATCAATCTCCGGATTTTTTTCGGAGAGAACCTGAATTTCCCTTCTGGCTTTTTTGATATCCTTCCGACTGAGTGCAAACATATCGAGGATGATTTCTTTGTATTCTTTCCCGTCAATCTCGAACGGCACAAGTAAAGTGTATTTATTAAGTTCACGCTTAAGTTCAGTCATGGATTCACTCATAACAAAAAGCCGCGTGTCAACTAAGACACACGGCTTTTTCTTCTGCCGTAGAGGAGAATGGCATAGACTCTACGGGCGTGAACCCTCCTTGAGAAGACGAGGAGATTAAGAAATTCCTAAAGCATCGTTGATAGGGGCTCTATAATCTTTATCACCGATTTGATATTTACCGTTTAAGATATCGATCTCGATAACACGTTTTCCATTGAGATACATAATAAACACATCAAGTCCGAGTTCAGTACCTACATCCTGGGATCATCCCGGGTCAAGCTTACCGAGATTCAAATTTCTTGGCTTGGTTCTGTATATGTATCTGACGGGGACTGGATCTTCGAAACCACTCTTTCTTTCAGTGTTTTCAACCTGAAGAGCTGATCTAACTTCGATCTGTTTCTTACCGGGTTCAAAGAGACTGTATGAATCTTCACAAATGGTGTGAAAATGAATGGTAAAAGTCATGTTCTTTACTATTGGTAAAGAAACTTCGGTTTCTCCGGACATACCGAACCCCTTTAATTCGTCAGTTACATTCTCTAGGTTCGGATTATCCACATTGGCAATTCCTAAGAACATATTATTACGGTCGCTATCATAAACCGCCCCGTCTATAACTTTTGCTGGTAGAAGAGCCATAATTATTTACCTGGTGAGAGTTTTAAAGTAGTTCACATCGACAACTAAGATGTGGTGTATTCGTTCTGCTGGGAGCACTGGACCCACACTGATCAAGAATGTGTAAAGTCCCTTCATTAGGTTATCGTCTGGATTTCTATCTCTCGGGAACTCGATTCTTCCTCCGAGTGTATACCCACGAGCCAACTTGGAGTTGAGGATGAGTTGGAAAGAGTCTGTGTGACTTTCAATGAGTCTGCGGTTACCTGGCCTATCAGCTAGTAACCCAGCCATAATCGCAGCCATGTTCCCAATCCAATCGATTACTCGACCGGCGGGTATAAATACATCTTTGATATCATTACTAACCGTCTGAGCAGCAGTCCTATTTCCTTGTAACCTCCAACCTTGATCGTTGCACGCTGAAATAACCCCGATACTTCTTAGGTAATCAGTTTGTGTCTTATTGAGCTTAACCGGTGTACCATCGGCAAGGCAGAGTCCTTGAATATTTATCAGCTTGTTAGAAGGCGACTCGTAAGGAAACCCATCGTTATCTGTATCGATTTGCTTTGATCTACACGCTAAATGGGTAGACAGATAGTCTCTCTGTCCATCGACGATGGCATTAGGCCAACAAACAAGTTGTCGAGGATCTAAAATATTGTTGTTATTTAAAGCAGGCAGGGTATCCGATAAAGTTTTTACAACACTAGTGTCTAGGTCTACGACACTTTTACAACGGAACCGCCCCTCAATCAGTTGTGCCTTAGTATTTGCAACTGCCAATACTGTTGCGGAGCTTCGCCCAGGGACAAGAATGTAATCCGGCAGAACCTTTAGTTCACTAGGGATAAAATCAATCAACTCTAAGCCTGTATAAGTATCTGTGTTAGCATCATACCCACCGATTATATCTGCATCGGTAACAGCCGAAGGATTAATCTTATCGTAGCCGACACTCAGCGATTTTTCTTTAGCTGCTCCACCGGTCTTCAGTAGAGTAATTACCAGGTTCTCATCTTTATCGTAAGAAAGCAGGTAATCAGTTCCAAGAATGAACGTCTTGTCTCCGGAGATACTCTTAATTACAACAGAATCGTAAATTACGTCGTCTTTGCCTGTGATAATGATCTGACCAGAAACAACCGATTTAGGTGCAGGAGCTACAGTTTTGTAATGAATATTCGGGTCAAGAACATTGATTAATACCAATGGCTTAATGCCGTATGAAGCAAACGCATTTTGGATCACATGGCTCAGAGTGAAATCATTATATCTCTTGGAAAGACCCACTGTTTTTGCTGCTGTGGCCAGGCTATCGATGAGGATTAGCTTATTAACCTGAGATGCACCACCAGGGAGCCGATGGACGGGCGCTGTGCCGATTGAAACAATAACTCTATCGGTTTCAATTGCGGTCTTAATCGGAGTCGGCTCAGAAGACCACGTAGCGCCACTTTTAAAATTTGTACTAGCCATGTTTAATTAACCTTTGTCAAACGTCGATAGAGCTATATAAAATTGAAATCGCCGAGTCGGAGTCTTCTAGATCCTTAGTTACCTGGGGCAATTGATCCACATCAACAAACAGATCCGATAACGCCGGCTTCTCTTTTAGTAACGGTGTCAACGTGTCTGGAAGACCGTTCCTGAATACAGAGAATTTCCTAAGCACAGCCCCGACGTTGGGACCGACATAAACAACAGTTTTCGGTTCTTCCCTTTTAATATCTTTCAATTCTTTCAATTCTTTCATAATTCGTCGATTGCCCCCGTAAGTAGAGCGTCAAAGCGTGGTGAGGGTGTTGCTATATCCAGTGTGACTGTCAACATACCGAAGAACATCGGGGCTAGTTCAGTCCCTTGTTGGAGCTCCCAACTAACCGGTCCAGCCATCGGAAAGTCATCTCCGATGATACGTTCAGTGTAGAGATTCGTAATGAGTATCTGGACCAAGTTAACGACATCTTGGTAACCTGAACGATCGTCTGAATCGTCCCAACAAGCGATTAATATTCGGACTTCAGATTGCCCAGCCTTAAAGTCGTGGTGTCCCCTGGCTGTCTGAACAGTTATACTGGGGAAAGACTTAGGTAAACTCTCATCGATTTGACCGGTCATCCGGATAGGGAGAAACCCTCGGTGAACATCGGGTGTAGCCGTTAACTTCTCTCCCTGTAGATTCTTTTCCCCCGTGAACAACACTACATCCTTAGTCCACTCTTCAATTTTTCTGACGAGTACTTCTTCAATGAACGCGATTGACTTCACGTCCAGTGGACTTCATGTCAATTTCCCTTTGCTTAAGAACGAATTGATTTGTTTGGATAACTCTTGAGTCGTGGTGTCGTACACATCCTTCTTTATGCCTGGCAGAACCGCTTTAGACATCATCATTTCGGAAACACCTATAGTCATCATGTTCCTGATTGGGTATTGTTCAGGCTGAAGCCGCTTTTTCTCGTCTCCTCGTATGTAAGCGTTAAACCAGTCTTCTCCGGTATGTTTGGCTATGAAAATGCTGTGCGGAAATGTTCTAGATCTCCGTATACGAACATGAACAGGATAAGGATGATTAGTAACTGCCGGATTCCCAAAGCGATTTGTAAACCACATCAAAGGGCCTAACCCGAATTCACGCCAAGGCATGTGCGGTGCTTCAGAAACTACAGACCCAACTAAATCTCCTTTAGTCGCTTTATACTTTTCCAGGTATTCTTTTACTAAGGCCGGACGCAAATTATAGACAGCGGTAACATGACTTATGATAGAGTCATGAGCTTTATCTACCCCTTTATTAATCGCAGCGGATATAGCCTTAGGAGCCGCTTCAGGGATCTTTTCTAATTCTTTGAAGGCTCTCTCTAGGTCTTTTGTACTGACAACAAGCATAAATTATCTGAACCCCTTGATAGTTTTCTTTAAGAGTGAAAGCGTGATGATTCCGCTTCCTGTTATGACACCAGTAGTTATCGCAGTCCGATTCTTCTTAACGTCAGCAATATCGTATTTAACGTGTCTAGGGCTTTCCAAATACTCGCCTTCAGTCGGTATCCGAGGAAGATCTTGCTCGTCGAAAGTGCATAGGACGGTTGCGAAGTATGCACCCATATTATCGGCAATGTAATTGTCCTTCATGAAGTCTTGTGTCCACAGAACGAACGCAGAGAACTCATGGACACCGCCTTTACCGTCTGAAATAGCGAATTCTCTAGTCTCTCCGGCTACATCGCGTAGTCGGTAGAAACCGAACTTCATCTTTTCGTCGAAGAGACTCATGCTAACTAAGAGCCTCATGACAACGTAAAAAGCCCCATGACACGGCAAATGTCATGGGGCTTCAGAATTTTCCCTTC